TGCCATAAATCGTACTCTTTAACATTTTTACCATCAACCTTAGCAGGTTTTGTTTTATCGTTAAAACCAACACCCCATACTAATTTATTCATCTCTAACTCCAAATATTACCAACACATCTTTAATGTACAATGTATGTGTTGTATTCCGTACAACACATACAAATCTACTTACCGCACGATGCACACTTTCTTTTACCATTAGACTGTATAGTAAGAACAGACACGTCTTCTTTACTACCCTCACAAAAACCCTCATGGTAGTCGTCAGGCGATGTAAATAAGTAATCAGAGCTATAAATACCAAACAAACCATTATGAGTAAAATACACATCTTTTTCTTGTGGATTTACAAACTCAACATATATGCTTTTGTATGTTTTCTTATCACCTATTTTCACTACCCTAACAAGTCTACCACTAAGGCCATCTGTAAATCCACCAGATAACCAACATACTTGTCCGATTGTTACTTTCTTTGGCATGAGTACCTTCTACTTAATATCTCGGTTTCACAATACATGGTTCACCTTTTTTACACATCAAGCTCTAAATTAAAAACCTCACAAGACTCTGTGCAAGAACCTGTATCAAAAGAGCGTCTCATTGTTTTGAGAATATCTTCACGACTAAAATCAGCAAAAGAAGCAATTATACTTCTAAGAGACTGTTTGTCTCGATACATGATTGTTTTGTCTTTAATACTTCTCTCGTAATTTGTCGGTACACTCTCGTCCTCAATCATTTTGATAAATTTAGCTGCCATTTCAGGTTCGTCTCTTGCTGCAACAGCTAGTTTGTTATTCCCTTTCTTAACACAAAAGACGCAATTCCCTACAAACTCTGAACACTCTAAATCAAAAGGCATTTCTTTCCAAAAGTCTAAGACATCTTGTTTATCAAAATCACTTATGTCGGCAAGGTAAGAAAATCCAAACTTAGCTTCCTTTGGCAATCGTCTTTTTTCATCGACTCGTATTCCAAGCCACACATTATAACCACCTTTTCCGTACTTGTTTTTGCAATATTTTTCAAAAGGCGTTGTTTTCATCGTTTTAGTGCAGAATGCACCGTGCGCATATGGTGTGCTATACTTCTTACACATATCGTAATATGGTTGTAAATCTTGTTGTATTTCGTTTATATCAACAACTTTATACCCAACACCTTTACGCTTATCTGGATTCACAACAACTCTTAAACAAGTAAGATTTAAGTTAAAGTAGTCATTGCATTCTTTAATAAACTTGTATGTCAAAGGATGCTCTGCACCAGTATCCATAAAAATAAAATCAGCGTCTGGATGCATCTCTTTAATTAAACTGCACAAATAAGCACTTGTCCTACCACCACTAAAACTAACTATATGTTTCATAACACTCTCCAATTACTTAACATGACCATCACTTGTAGCGTGAAATTTATTCTCAATAAGCATTGAACATTTCACACCAATTAACCCACCTAATGTTGTTCCTAGTACAAAAGGAACACCCACTTCAAAACTCATCTCAGACAATACTAAATACCTCATTGTCATATACCATAAGAAGTTACCAATCAACGATGCAAGCACTTGGTATGTAATATTGTTTCTGTTCCTAGAGCGAGATATTAAACTAAATGAAACCCCTTGTAAATAGGAGATTAAGAATACTGTTAACATTTGAATACCTCCCACTTCATCATTGCATTAAATAATCGTGGGTCAATTTCGGGTTGCCATTTCAGAGCTAATTCTTTACACAATGCTTCTTTAAAGTGTTTGTAAACAACAAATGCTTCTTGTGGTGTATTAAAGTAACCTAAATGTTGTAGTTTACCGTTTACAGCGCAACGTGCCACATACTTACAACTCGCTTTGTGAAAACCAACACCTAATGGGTATTCTCCTCTAGCGTTACGGTAATCATTAAAAAACAGGTTTATCTCTTGTGGTACAAAAACACAAGTGGTTTCAGAATATGTTTTGTTATCAGTAAATAATAAGTCCTTATCCAATTGCCAATAACGACCATTAGTATCAATGTTGCCAAAACCTATTTGTTCTTGACACCATTCGTAAAAGAAAGAATAGTTTAGGAAGTTATTAGAAACATTACAACCTATATAGGTTGGTTGACGTGTCTGATACTTCTCACTAAAACACCGACTTAGCATACTCTGCCATAAATCGTATTCTTTAACAATTTTACCATCAATTCGGGCAGGTTTTGTTTTATCATTAAAACCTACACCATAAACTAATTTACTCATAAATCACCCAATTTAACCAACATATCTCTAATATAAACATGAACGGTTGTTGTACGTATAACACCTGTCCGCTTATACAATTCATCAACTACTTGGTGAACAGTCCCACTATTCCACCCTAAGTACTTCAAAGCAATATCTATTGTTTGGATACATTCTTCTTTAGTCATGTTACACCCCAAAAGCTATTTTAACTAGACACACAAAACCTAACACTAACCAAATACAGACGAAAGCCAATACAGGGAATACTATAAATAAATCCCAATCTTCTTTTTTGTACCACGCTATTCCAACACCAATCACTATAGAAACAACAATAGTTGCCAACAAAATAGCTGCGTCATGTTGTGTTTCTTGTTTTGTGGGGTACATCTCTAAAATACATTCGCTGTATTCTCTAGCCTGTCCTACAGTAGCTTTACTATTATCAAATGTTTTAACAAAAGTTTCACAATGTTGTTTACGAATAGCGGCATTGTTAGCTGCTGTACTTGCTGCAGCCATAGCGGCTGCTGTTGATACTGTTACACTCATTTTAATCACCTCTTGTTAGATTTTGACAAATATTCTGTCTGCATAGACAACACCTTTTCGTATGCTTCTTTGTTTATTGGTAAACCAAAAGCGTCATGGCTCACCATACTGTAGTGATAACCACAAAAATAGCCAGTAATACCAAAGTAGTTATTAAGATGCCAATGTTGGCTTTGATGCTTACAATCGTTATTGTTTATACAGCAATGGCGCATAAATACCTCATCAGCTTTGTTAATCAATGTAATGGATTCTATCAGAACCATTACATTGTGTCAATAGGTTTTATAAAGATTCTTCATTCAACCAATTAAGGAATATATTTCTCATACGTTTAGATGGAATATAAACAGTGATTGGTTTCTTATCGCGAATAGCACTACGCCATATAAATTGCACCATGATAGACAAAGCGTATTCCTCTTGACTAAAATCACAAGCTCTGTGTTTAAGCATAGCTAGAATACCTGTATTAGCAAATACATTGACCATATAAGCGATATACTTAGCGTCCTTGTATTCGTTTGTTGCCTTAGTGTTATAGCTTAACCAACAACCACTGTATTTACCACCACTAATAGATGCTTTCTTTTTGCTAAACGTACTCCACAATCTTTCTTCTTTCTTTGACTTTGTTTTGTGTCTAAAGAAATTGACTAGATTGTTTTTCAATACTTCAACACCTTGCCCTTTGATAGCTAAGCTAGAATAGCTTAAAGCGTAAGTACCGTCACCACAAGAATTAAGTTTCTTATCATCTACAACACTGATTAGGTGTTTGTATTCTGATGGAGTACAACCAAACTTTTCAACTTCATACTCAACACCGTGTAGTTTTAAGTATTCAGAAAACATACTACCTTCAAAACGATATGTACCAATCCACACCTCTTTGAATGCCTCCAACACCCAAATAGGATATTCCCAAAACACAACATTACCATTAACAATAATCAATTGTTTGTTATCACACAACATGGCTGTTTCTTCATAATGTGTATTCACAACAGTAGGAAACTTGTCCCATTGCCAATGAAGCATACCAACTGGGTCAACTTCAATAATACCACTCTTAATAAGAGAAATAATCTCTTTATCAGTGCTGGTGCAATCAATGTTTTCCTCATACTTGTTTAGGTCTTTAACAATCACATATCTTTCCCAAACAGTGAGGGCTTCATCAATAATCAAAACATATTCGTGTTTAATTATTTCATCCACCACTTCTTTTGTTAAAGACCTAAACAAAGCGTGAGTAGATACAATGTTCTCTCCGTTACGAACAAGTTGTAATAATGATTCTAACTTAGAACCAAACTTGTTTTTGTTGTTTGGGTGTTTAAACTTCTTATTAGCTAAAGGATGACTCATGTCATAATAAGGGAAACCCAAGTCATCTTTAACAACAACACCATTCTCATCTAATACAGTACCAGCAAATCTGTGGCACTCTGATAAAAGAGGTGTTATATAAATAACAGGATTTGCCAATTTGGACACATCACTGATAAGCCTTTGTGTCTTTCCACTTCCCATAATAGCATCTAAAACTTTTACTTTCATAAACTCTTTCCCATATGTAAGGGGCAAAAATCAAAAAATATCGAAAAAAACGTAACAAAATCATTAGCTTACTAAAACAACCCTTAGAAGAAGGAGATACCTAAGATTTATATTTAATAAGCTAACTTGATACCTATTTTATACTAAACACATCTTTGATACAAGCTATTTCTAACCTAATTTAGACACTAATTTATTTCTATCAACACATAATTGGTTAAGTGTTTTACAAGTGATTTTTTACGGGAATTATAAATATAACAAAATCACTTATAAGTGATTGTTTTTGTTGAAGAAAAAACATGGTTTTGGCGCAATTAACGCCTAACAATACCTAAAACAACACAATTTAGACCCTAATTGTATTACTATCAACACCTAATTAATTATGTATAAGATACAAGAAATCAAAGAAAATTAGCACACCTGAAAACCACTAAAATGGGTGTTTTTATACAAGAATTAAAGGAAAAGTAGCAACTTTTACAATTTTCCCTAATAGAGAGTAGCACACCAAAAAATAGCACACATAGCCATTCCCTTATCCATTTACCCCCATTTCTACTTCTTTTAGCTAACATATTATCTTCTCATTCTGTACTCCACTCGCTTTCCAATAAAACAATAATTATTTATGTATTGTGTTGACAAAGATAAAACAATCAATTAAGATACGTCTCAGGTAGACAGCATTGTGTTATTTTATTAAGTAGTAGAGGATAAAGAAATGAAACTATCACTTATCTATGTTAGTGGTGCTAACAATACAATTAGTATATGTGACAAACAAAACATCTGCTTGGGTAGTATAGTTCTCAATCACTTTGGAATGATTGTATTTGAGCAAGAACGTGCTTTAACAATTCTTGAACAACAAGAGATTCATTATGTGTGCCAAAGATTACAACAAGTGGTATAGGTGAATGAAATGAGTAGTAAAAGTGGTAAACAATCGAGAGCTAGACGTGTTGAAGCTGTGAAAGCTGCACAGCGTTATGTTTATTATAACGAAGAGATGCCTTCTGATTTTGATGAAAGGCAAGTTAGAATATACAACAAATACGTTAAACAACTGTTGGAGAAAGTGAATGAATACAAAAACACAATTTAAACGTGATACAACACAAAACAGCGATAAGCTGCATTTAGACCAATACTATACACCTGATGATGTGGCACAATACTGTATTGATACAACTTATCGTGTTATTGGTAAAGATAACATCTCTTGTGTTATAGAGCCTAGTGCTGGTACTGGTGCGTTTAGTAGCAAGATAAAGAATTGTACTGCTTACGACATAGAGCCTAAAGCTGACGGTATTGTACAAGCGGACTTCTTATCTTTAGATATTCCATATACAAAAGGTACTTTGGTCATTGGTAATCCTCCGTTTGGTAGCAGAGGTAATCTAATGCAAAAGTTTTGTAAACATAGTTTTACGTTTGCTGACTATGTTGCTTTTGTATTACCTGTTAATCAGCTTAACAACACAACAAGTATCTACGAGTTTGATTTAATTCATTCAGAGGATATTGGTGTTAAAGCGTATAGTGGTAGAAAAGTACATTGTTGTTTTAACATCTACAAGAGACCTGAAAACGGATTAAATAGTAAACCAAATTACAAAACAGATGTAATAGAGGTAATAGAGGTGAGAGAGGTAATAAAAAACCAAAATCCTAAGCGTAACAAAGAGCTTGGTGATTTTCAATACGATATTGCTATTTGTGCATGGGGTGCTGCGATTGGCAAAGAATGTAGTGTTGGACAGTATGCAAAGACATTTTACATTAAGATTAAAGATACCAAGCATTTTGAGTATTATAAGAAATTGATTCTTGGTGCTAATTGGTGTAAGATATATAAGATGACAGGTACACCAAATCTGTTACAGTGGCAACTGTATAAATATGTAAAAGAGAATGAGCTAAAGGGTGAATGAAATGAGTAAATTAGTATGTGGTGTGGGTTTTAATGATAAAACAAGACCTGTTTTCGTTGATGGTAAACCTGTTAAAGAATATGCTTTGTGGCAACAAATGTTAAGACGGTGCTTTAGTGAAAAGTATCAAACACTTTATCCAACATACAAAGGTTGTAATGTTTCTGATAACTTTCTACGCTACTCTTATTTCTATGATTGGTGTCAAGAGCAAATAGGCTTTGGAAAGGTTGATGAAAAAGGACGTAGTTGGTGTTTGGACAAGGACTTGTTATTCGTTGATAACAAAACTTATTCCGAAACCACTTGTGTTTTCGTGCCACAAGAGATAAACTCGTTTTTCACTGATAGAGGAAACGATAGAGGTGAATACCATTTGGGTGTTAATTTTGACAAAGCGAGTGGTAAGTTTAAGGCGCAATGTAGGGTAAACAGTAAACGACAACACTTAGGTTACTTCAACACACCTGAAGAAGCCTTTACCGTTTACAAACCATTTAAAGAAGCATTGTGTAAACAATTAGCTCTGAAATGGCAACCTGAAATTGACGAAAGACTATTTAATGCAATGATGAACTGGAGTGTAAAAGATGAGTAGATTGTGTTTTGACTTCGATGTCATCAAATATGTAGTTGGGTTCACTAGCGAAAACAGATATATAATTGCAACCAACAAAATCACAGGTAACTCTTTAACATTAAAGAACAGAACAGCTTTAAAAGAACATTTGGATTCTTTTAATATCAACCGTGACTCACCTCTGTTAATCACAGAGTTTGATATACAAGATATACAAGAGCCTATGAGTGCTGATGTTGTTTCTAAGATACTTAACAACACAATTACTAACATTGCGAAGCATTTACAAGCTAAAGAGTATTATGGGTATGTAGGCAGAGGTAAAGTCTTTAGGCATGACATCGCTAAAATACGACCCTACAAAGGTGGTAGAAGTTCATTAAAGCCTGTTAATCTCCCGTTGATTGAAGAAATGCTGTTAGAACGCTTTAATGGTAAAATAGCTACGGATAATTTAGAAGCAGATGACTGGCTCTCTATTGATAGCTATGCCGCATGGAAAGATTGGTCGAGGACAAGACACCAAAAAGACAGATTAATTGTTGTGACAGAAGATAAAGATGCATTGCAATGTGGCGGTAGCCATCTTTTCAATCCAACAAAGATGACATTACCATTCACAATTAAGAATGAGCTTGGTGAAGTGAGTTTAAGAGATGACACAAAGGCTAAAACTATCACTGGGTGGGGTAGGAAATTTCTTTACAGTCAAATGTTGTTGGGCGATAGCGTTGATAATTACACACCTACTGCCTTAGTAGATAAAGGTAATCCTCATAAGAGATTTGGGGACGTTAGTTGTTTTAATTTTTTAAATAAATTAAATACAGATGAGGACTGTTTGAAGGCCATTGTTGAACAGTACAAGAAGTGGTATCCAAAACCTGTTACATTCACAAGCCATGATGGTAACACCTATACATACACATGGTTGGATGTTGCTAATGAAATTTGGGCTTTAGCGAGGATGAAGAGATTTGTTGGGGATGATGTGAGATTCGATGAAGTGTTAAATAAGTTTGGTATTGAGTAGAGGTTGGTATGTACAGTCAAGATATTAAAGAAGATAACCTTTGGCTTATGAAAGGTAATTGTTTAGAAAGAATGAAAGAGATACCTGATGGAAGTGTTGATTTGATATTAACAGACCCTCCATACGGTACAACAGCTTGTAAATGGGATAGTGTCATACCATTAGAGCCTATGTGGAAGGAGTTAAAACGAATTATTAAACATAATGGTGCTATTGTTTTGTTTGGTAGTCAACCTTTTACAAGTGTGTTAATCACATCTAATTTGAAGATGTTTAAGTATTGTTGGGTGTGGGATAAACTTAATTCTAGCAACTTCTTTGCTGCTAAGTTTCAACCATTAAATCACACAGAAGATGTCGTTGTATTTTCTTTTGGAGGAGCAAACAATGGCTGTAAAAACAGAATGTTGTACTTTCCACAAGGTGCTGCAAATTGCAACATCGAAAAAAGCAACAACAAAGTTGGAGGGTTGATTGGTAAAGAGCATAAGTCTAGTTACGAAAAAGGCAACCAATATGTACAAACAACCACACAATACCCTAAAAAGGTTATTAGTTTTACAAGAGAGAAAGACACTGTACACCCAACTCAAAAACCTGTAGCACTAATGGAGTATTTAATCAAAACCTACACCAATGAAGGCGAAACAGTGTTAGACTTTACGACAGGCAGTGGAACTACTGGTGTAGCTTGTATGAATACCAATCGTAAGTTTATTGGTATTGAAAGAGATGATAAGTATTTTGATATTAGTGTTAAACGCATTAGAGGAGAATTGTGAACATACACGAAACATTAATGTATTAAATAACTGTTGACAACACATTTTACTGTGTTAAGATTAGCGGCATACAGAGCAATATTGCTTAATTGAGAGGTGAATGATGTTTGATTTTAATAAGTACGTTTCTGAGTTTAGCAACACTGTTGAACATAGAAAAGTCAGTGGTTTCCGTTTGTTAAAAGAAATTGAGTGTAAAGATGGCTTTAAGATTAGTGTGCAAGCAAGTAAAAACCATTATTGCCAACCGCGTGAAACATTGAGAACAGGTTATGATTTAGTTGAGTGTGGTTTTCCTAATGCTGTACCTGAATTTATATTAGAGTATGCCGATGACATTGACTACCCTACTGACACTGTTTATGGTTATGTACCAGTAGAGATTGTAAACAAATTAATTAACCATCATGGTGGTGTATTATGAAACATCTTAGAAACCAATTATTCATCTGTGAGAAAGACCTCACAATAGATGATAAAACCTTTAAGCAAGGTGAGTGGTACGCTAGTGCATCCACTTGTAACGAAAATATCAGTATGATGATGGATGGTGAATTTGTATCTGTACACGGTGCAGACCTTATTATCCACTTCAAGATGGTAAACAGTCCTATTGTGTTAGATTGTTTGTTGAAATCTATCAAAGGAATGAAGAAGAACACTCATCTTGAGTGTGTAACGAATGAGTTTGTGATTGACAGCTTGTTAAGAGATGCAAAAGTTTACATGAATGCTTTTAAAACGGTGGCAATATGAAAACATTTGACATCTACTTGACACAATACGGGGTTACTGTTACCGTTTGTGTACACAGTCCAAATGCTGTTATCACTATTTACGATATTTCTATCGAAAGCGTGAGTAAACACGGTAAAGAAGTGAAGTGTACATGGTGGGAATCTGTTAATGAGAATGTCTTATATGATGTTCTCACTAAAGAAGTTAATGATTTGATGTATAATTTGAGAGGTAACTGATATGTTTGCTGTTTCTATTGTCTTAGCGATTATGTTGTCTGTAATTGCGTTTATCATGTTCTTTAAAGACCTGTACAAGATGTTTAAAGAACCTAGTTTTGGAACATTCAAAGACATTTGTTTTAGCACAGCTATCTTTGTATTATGTAGTTTGTATGTCAGTGTTTCTTTGTTGTTACAAGAGGTGGTGTAATGTACACAGAATCATGCCCTTATTGTGGGAAAGAGTGGCTTAAACGAGAGAATGGCAGTTTGTATGAGCTTAATGGGTGGCTTCATATTTGTAAGACAACACCGTCACATCGTAGCGTAAACTACTACAGTAGTACACAATTATCAACAAACTATGATTTTGATAATGGTATTGAGTTTTTAGACTTGAGTAAAGAGACACAACATGATTACACAACACATTACAATGACTAACTTAAAGATTGATAAATCTTCTTGCAAATATACAGCAAAGCTATTGCATACTAAAAGTATTTTTGGTAAAGTGTATAGCACAAACAATGTACTTGTAAGTGGTTTTGCTACAGCAAGTGATGTTAAAGTGGCTGAGACGGATGGTGTCATTAGTGACAAACCTATTTGTCGTCAAACAGTGTTAAAGGCTGTGAAAGAACAGTATAAGTGCTTCGTTTAGTGTTTATTTAGAGGTGAATTAAAATGGCTATTTATGAAAACAAGTTTGAGATTGGTGATAAGGTTGTTGTCACAAACAAAATGCGTTGTTTTGACCTTTGGCAAGATATGGCTTCTGTAATGGGTGTTAATGATTTTTCAAGTGATTGGCCTAATGAAAGAGAAGTTCACAAGGTTATCTCTTACACATTGCACCCAAAAACACACCATTTCATTTATCATGTAAAAGGTTGTATTACAAAACAAGGTTATCTAATGTTGGAAGAAGGCCTTGAGCTTTACAATGGACAAGATAAAGAAAAAGTTGAACAATCGCCAAAACAACAATACAAACAACGGGCTAAATGGGTGATGAATACAGGTAGTAAACCTGATTTGCCCGATGGTACATTAGTAAAGGCAGTTTTCGATGAAGGTGGTGTTATTGCGGAGGTTGACAAATTACGTTGGTCTATTGCTGACAACATAGGGCAACAAAATGTAGTCAAATGGAAGTTAGCCAACGATTGGAATAAGGTAGTTTACGGACAAGCTCCTGATATTGATGGTGATACATTGGTTGAAGTAGTGTGTAAAGATGAACACGGGCGGTTTACAACGACAACAACAAAAGACGATTTGTTTTGGGATAGTGTCAAAAAGTGGCGTTATGCTAAAGAGAAGAAAGCTAAATAGCTGTAAAGGTTGACAAACAGACAAGGATGTTATTTAATTTATTTAAATAATTTAATGAGGTGATTTGTGGGCTTCAAGTACAAAACACAATGTCCAAAATGTTCTACTAATGGTTGCGACAACCACAAAGACAACTTAGCTGTGTATGACGATGGTGGTAAACATTGTTTTGCTTGTGGCTATACTGTCCCTAGTGATGATTATAGAAATTCTACAGAAGATGAAACAGAGGTGAAAAAAGTGACTGAGAAACTAACACAAGCAGAGTTTGATAAGATTAAATCCGAGACTACGATGGAAGTCGCTTATCGTGGCATTAGAAAAGAGATTAGTAAACTATACCGTGTGCGTTATGAGTTATCACAACAGGACGCTACTGTGGTAAAGCAATATGTACCTGTCACTAGAGACGGTGGGTTAGTTGGTATGAAAATACGCAAACACCCAAAGACATTTAGTTGCATTGGTGATTGCGGTCAAACAACAGACTTGATTGGTAGCTCCTTGTTTAAGACAAAAGGTAAGTTTGTTGTTGTTGCGGCTGGTGAGATTGATATGCTTTCTGCATATCAGATGTTGATGGACTATCAAGATAATAAAGGTAATAGCGAAAAATACGATTACATCCCTGTCGTGTCACCAACAACAGGTGAGGGTTCGTCAGGTAAGCAGTTACAACACAATTATACATTCTTAGACAAGTTTGATAAGATTGTTTTGTGTTTTGACAATGATGAAGCAGGTAAGGCGGCTGTAGAAAAAGTAGCACCTTTATTACCGAAAGGTAAAGTGTATATTATGGATTTGCGTTACAAGGACGCTAATGAGTATTTAACTAAAGGTAAAGGGTATGAGTTTGTACTTGACTTTTGGAAGATGCGTAAACACACACCTGCTGGAATTATTGCATCAAATTGTTTGTATGATGAAGTTGTGAAACGTAGTTTGTTACAAAGACTGCCGTTCCCACCATTCTTAAACAAACTGAATAAGATGTTGGCGGGTGGAATAACTTACGGTTTTATTGTGAATATCCTTGCGGGGAGCGGCACGGGCAAGTCGGCTCTTGTGAATGAGTGTGTAATACACTGGGCTAAAACACTAAACGTGTTGACTGGCGTTGTGTCATTAGAAGCTGATGCTGCTGCTTATGGTGAAAACTTATTATCGAGATACATTGGTAATAAACTAGCATTAGTAAACGACCCACAAGAGAAATACCGTATTGTGTCAAGTGAGGAAACAGCCAAAGCAGCTAGAGAATTATTTGTAAGAGATGATGGTGAGCCTCGTTTATATGTCTTGGACGACAGAGGTGACTTTGATGATTTGCAGAACAAAGTGGAAGAACTAATTGTCCGCTTTGGTGTCAAAGTAATTGTGTTTGATGTTATCTCTGATGTGTTTGCAGGTATGAGTATTGAACAAGTTGATTCTTACATGAAGTGGCAGAAGAACATTGTTAAGCAGTATAACGTGATTATTGTCAATGTATCTCATACTCGTAAAGCAAGTAGCAATCAGAAAGCAGCGTCACAAGGTGCTTTCTTAAACGAGGAGAGTACCATTGGTAGTGGCACACAATACCGTAGTGCTGGTATCAATTTATCTTTACAACGTGATAAAACAGCAGAGGACGAGGTGGAGCGTAATACAACACAAGTGTATTTGTTGAAGTCGCGCGATACTGGTGTAACAGGCTTAGCTTGTGAGTTGTTTTATGAGAATGAAACACACACTCTTTATGACAAAGAAGATTATTTCTTGAATGTTAAGAAGGTAAACTATTGACAAAATAAGGCGGTTGGTGTACAATCGCCTCTTGTTTTATTTGTTTATGAGGTGTATTGAAATGGGTAAATTAGTTTATGGTAAAGGTTTTAATGATAGAAGCAGACCTGCTAAGGTTGATGGTAAAAATGTTAAAGAATACCTTTTATGGGTAGATATGTTGAAACGGTGTTTTAGTGAAAAGTACCAAACACGTTATCAAACTTACAAAGGTTGTTCTGTTTCTGATAACTTTCTTAATTACTCTTTTTTCTACGATTGGTGTCAGAATCAAGTAGGGTTTGGAAAGTTTGATGAGAAAGGAAGAAGTTGGTGTTTGGATAAAGACATTCTGTTTACAGGAAACAAACTTTATGGTGAAGATACTTGTGTATTTGTGCCAAATGAGATAAATTCGTTTTTTATTGATTGTAGTAACACTAGAGGCGAATACCCTCTAGGTGTTAATTTTCACAAAGCAAGTGGTAAGTTTATAGCGCAATGTAAAGTAAACAGTAAAAAACAATATCTAGGTCTGTTCTCAACACCACAAGAAGCCTTCGCTGCATATAAACCATTTAAAGAAGCACTGTGTAAACAGTTAGCTCTGAAATGGCAATCAGAAATTGACCCACGCTTATTTAATACAATGATGAATTGGGAGGTGAAAGAATGAAAAAATACATCTATGACATAGAATCGTATCCAAATATATTCACATTCTCTTATGTTTCTGATGACAACAGTGAAAAGCAGACATTTGAGATTTCATTCAGAAAGAATGAAGTGAATGATTTATTAGATTTTCTTGATGAGTGTCACAACAAGCGTTGTTTTCTTGTTGGGTTTAACAATGTAGGATTCGACTATCCTGTATTACACAAACTAATTAAGATGAGAAATAACATTCCTAAGAATGGTGTTACTACCGCTAGAAAGATGTATCAATATACACAAGAACAGATTGAATCTTTTAATGGTGAGTTTCCAAACACAGTAAAGGAATCAGAAAGATATATTCAGCAGATTGACTTATTCAAAATACATCATTTTGACAACAAAGCTAGGTCAACAAGTTTGAAAATGTTAGAGTTTAATATGCGCTCTGCTAACATTGAGGACTTACCTTTCAGTGTTGGTAAAGAGCTTAATTCTGATGAATGTGATGTATTGATTAAGTACAACGAACATGATGTACAGATGACAAGAGCTTTCTATCTAAAATCATTAGACATGATTAGCTTTCGTGAGAAACTAACAGAAAAGTATTGTCGTAACTTCTTAAATCACAATGACACAAAGATTGGTAAAGACTACTTCATAATGAAGTTAGAGGAATCAGGTGTCAAAGTTTATAAAGAAGATGACAAAGGCAGACGGGTAATGAATCAAACAAAACGCTCGCGCATTGATATTGGCAAGTGCTTGTTTGACTATTATGACTTTAAATTACCAGCTTTTGATTCTATCAAAGAATGGTTTGCTAAACAGAAGATACAAGAGACAAAAGGTGTATTTACCGATATTGAAGAACACTTACTTGGTGATGTTGCAAAATATGCTGAAATGTCAATTAGCAAGAAGAAGTTTAAGACAGAACCTACTGCTTCTGAAATTGAACAATTCAAGAAAGAACACCCTCTTGGTTGGATTGACAAAGTGGAGCTTAAAGCTAAAAAGAAAGGAGAAACACAATACAGTTATTGGGGTTGTTGGAAAGTAGCAGAAACACTAAATGTTGTTGTCAACGGTTTTAGATACGATTTTGGTGTTGGTGGTATTCACGGTAGTATTAGCAACAAGATTGCTCGCAGCAATAAAAAATACATTCTTGTTGATGCGGATGTTTCATCGTACTATCCTAATATGGCTATCTCTAACAATGTATATCCTGAACACTTAGGCACTAGATTCTGTTCTATCTATAAAGATATGTACGAACAACGTAAGTCCTATGATAAAAAATCTGCTGAAAATGCAATGCTTAAACTAGCTTTGAATGGTGTGTATGGTGACAGTAACAACAAGTTTAGTCCGTTCTACGACCCTGCTTACACAATGAAAATAACTATCAATGGTCAGTTATCTTTGTGTATGCTTGCTGAAAAGTTATTGTCAATTGAAGGATTGCTTGTTGTACAGATTAACACAGACGGCATCACAGTTGCATTGCCTTGTAACAAACGAGAGCAATATGACAAGATTTGTGCTGATTGGCAATCTACTGTTAAATTACAGCTAGAATTTGCTGAGTATGAAAAGATGTTTATTCGTGATGTGAACAACTATATTGCTTTGTATTCTAATGGTAAGACAAAGAACAAAGGTTGTTACGAATATGGTAAAGAAGATGACGGTACTCCAAACCACTTGAAACTAGGGTGGTCTAAGAATCATTCGTCTTTAGTGATTCCAATGGCTGCTGAGGCTTATATGTTGCATGGTAAAGATGTTAGAGAGTTTGTCACCTCTCACAATAACGTATATGACTTCATGCTTCGCACCAAAGTGCCTCGTAATAGTAGATTAGTCATTGTTGATGGTAACGGTATTGATGTTCCACAACAGAACATTTGTCGTTATTATCCTTGTAAATCAGGTGGTAAACTGGTTAAAATCATGCCGCCTTTACAAGATGGTGGGGATGAGCGTAGACTGTCTATTGACAGTCAATGGAATGTTACCACTTGTAATGACATTAACGACTTCAAAGGCGATATTGATTATGATTATTACGTTGAAGAAGCTAATAAACTGATTATAGGTATTGACACATCAAACTAAACAGTTTAAACTACTGCACATGGACAAGCAACAATGTTTGTCCTAATTTAACAAGAGGTGAAAGAATGGTTACTATTGATATTAGAGCAGGCGATACTGCAAAGATTGACAGCATACAATTTGCTGATGATTCTGCCTCAGCTAGTTTCGTAACTTTAAACAGTTATAGACCAAGCGAGGTATGTTTGTATGATTTTGATGAATGTGGTGTTAGTAATATCTTTATTAGCGATATTCCAAATCTAATCAAAGCATTAGAGAAAGCGTATGAATTATGGGGAGAGAAGAAATGAGTATTAAATTATTTTAATTAAATCTATTGACAACCACAAAACCTGTGGTACAATAGTTAAACACAAAGCGCACATTATTAGCCGTGATGTGTGTTATCTCAACGTCTAATTAGGAGACAACGAAATGGCTAAATATACACAAGAAACTATTACTGGTACATTATTGTACGTTTGTATTCAACAACCAACTAAGAAGTACGAGAGTGACGAGACAGAATGGAAAGTGTCTTTAGTTGTTGATAAAAAGACCGCAAAAGAATGGAACAAGCGTTTTAGCAAACAAAAAGCTAAAGAAATTGATAATGCTGAATTTGAAAGCATCTATAAGATTGCAACACCTTTTCCTGAACAAGATGAGCAATACATTATCAAGATTAGTCAGAATACGCATACTTCGGATGGTAAAGAAATGTATCAGCCAAAAGTGTACCAAGATATTGGCGGAAACAATGTAGTTGAGATAACTAACACTAAGCTGGTCGGCAATGGCAGTAAAGGTAGCGTGTGCTACACTGTTGTTGAGAATAAGTTTGGTACGTTTGCTAAGTTAAATGCACTATTGGTTACTGATTTGATTGAGTATCAGAAAACAGGTGGTAATCCTTTCGGACGTAATGTTGTAACAGGCAGTGTGTCTAAAAAGGAATCTGTTGCTCCTAATCAAGACACACCGATTCTTGACGAAGATGATGACTCAGAATTACCGTTCTAGTAATTAACAACAAAGCACAAGGACGTGCTTAATTCTTTTAAGAGGTGAATTATGAATAAATCTTTAGCACGAGTGCGTAACGCACATTTAGAAATTCAAGAGCGTGGTATTCTTAACTTTTGGATTAATGTTGATTATGAAAATTTTGGAAGTCAGGGTATTGGAGGTATCTGTTTAGACACATACGACAAAGCATTAGAGAGACGAGTTGGCAGTGCTTACGGTTGTGAGATGATTCGTCAGTTGTTGATTGTGATGGGTGTAAACGACTTCTCTGAAATGAAAGGTAAAATGATTTATGTTCTACATGAAGTGGAAGGGTTTAATATCAAACCAAAAGGTATTGAGCGTTTATCGTTAGATGGCGGCAAGAGCGTTGTGTTCGACGATGTACTAAGTATGTTTGAAGATGAGTTGTTGAAATGAATGATTTTGAAACTGGTGGTGTAACATTCAAAGAAAATGCTTCTAAGCCTGATGTCAAACCTCCTAGCTTTCCATTTCGATTTGGCGTAACAACAGCTTTGTACTTAGCTTTGTTTATAGTACCAATGAAATATGGCTTTGGAGTAGATGTGGTGAATGTAGCAGGGATTATTATTCCTACTGTATTGTTCGGTTTAATTTTCAGTAGAGGTGTTACAAAATGAACAACACAGAGCAATTTGTAAATTACATGATTGACCAACACGGTAAAGAAGTTGTTGACCAAGCACATGAGATTGTAGAGAGCTTTTCTAAGCAAGTAGAAGAAAACGGATTAGCTGGTTGTATTGCAGCAAATATCTTTTTTCAAGCAATGCTGGAAGAATTGGATAATTTGGGAGAGGAAGAATGACAGATTTACAAATGAAACAGACGGTGGTAAGTTTGGTTGAATTAGAACAGAAGCGTTCTCGTGGTCGTCCTGAGAATAATGATAACGAAGTGCTAACAGCTATTCTTAATGCTGAGGATAAACGTAAAGAGTTTGTTGAAGCTATTGAGAATCTTGTATATCATAAGCGAAAGATTGAAGCTGATATGTTGTTACACAAAGAAGATGTGTCTGCTGTATCTGTGAGGTTTGGTTTGAGTAAGGGATTGCTGAACAAGAAAGTGACAGCTATTGTGAAAGAGAAAGAGAGTGAGGAAGCTGATAAGGCATTAGTTTTACATGAATTGTTGACGGAGGTGTGATGTGGGTAAATTAGTATGGGGTGTAGGTTTTAATGATAAAACAAAACCTACTTGGCGTGATGGTAAGATTGTTAAAGAATACGATTTGTGGAAGGGTATGCTAGGGCGGTGTTTTAGTGAAAAGTATCAAGCACGTTGTCCAACTTACAAAGGTTGTAATGTTTCTGATAACTTCTTAAACTACAGCTACTTCCACGATTGGTGTCAACAACAGATAGGTTTGGTAAGGTTGATGAAAAAGGACGTAGTTGGTGTTTGGATAAGGATTTGTTAATAGCAGGTAACAAACTGTACTCTGAACATACTTGTGTTTTTGTTCCTAACGAGATAAACGTGTTTTTCACTGATAGAGGAAACGCTAGAGGTGAATACCCTGTAGGTGTTAATTTTGACAAACAAAAGGGTAAGTTTAAGGTACAGTGTTGGGTAAACGGTAAACAAAAAACAATGGGTCGTTTCAATACACCCGAAGAAGCCTTTGCTGTTTACAAACCTTTTAAAGAAGCATTATGCAAACAATTAGCTCTAAAATGGGAATCTAAAATTGATTCAAGACTATTTAATGCAATGATGAAATGGGAGGTTAGCACACTTATTTGAATTGTTTAAATAAAAAGCCCTCTGTTAAAGAGGGCAAAGGCATTGTTGTTTTATTTATTGTTGTTATTTGTTGATAAGATTTGTTCATGCTTATTCAACATCTCAATCTTATCATTATAAATATACAAACCAAGTCCCATGATTGTTGACACAAACACAACACCGCTAAGCACAATAGCTCTGTATGTTGCTAGTGTTTTCAACACACCTAACTTGGTAGCTGAGTAATCAGCTTTCAGTATGTTAAAGTCCGTTTCAAAGTTATTTTCCCTTTCCTCGTAAGCTAAGAACTTACCAAGAATGGTTGTTTGGTTTTGCAATAACAATGCAACATTGTCTAGCTTCTTGCCTGTAGCATCCATTTTAGTATCTAATACACCAACACTCACTTCAAGTTTAGTAAGTCTTTCATCACTTGTTGACATCGTTATCCCTCTTGCCTACATAACCTACTACACCGCCTGTAATCATCATACCAATTATAATGTACAACGTATCAAGCAAAGAAGTATAAACATTAAGATAGTGAAATGTGGAGACATTTAAACTAAGCCCTATTAAGACACCTAACACTACTAAGACAACAGCACAAGCTGACATTAAACCTAAGAAGTGCCCTAAACGTTTAGTGCTAGGCTCTCCCTTGTTGCTAAGGGCAGCTTTAACCCATTCTATCATTTGAAAATCCTTTTACATTTCTCAAGAATCTCCTCTCTTTGTGTCAAACCATTAGTACCGCCATTTATAGCTTTGGTAACAGCCAAGACATTATCTTTATCAGCTAAAGCGTTTATCTTGTGTTTATTCCAGTACCAACACCCTGCCATAACAGCATAGAAAGGTTCTTCTAGTAATTCAGGGTGTCTTATTGCTTCAACACCTGTTTCTAGTGTGAATTGGTAATAATTGGCTTTGAATGTTAAATGGCACAAACCTCTACCGCGATAAAGGAATCCATCGCCACTGTTCTCATCACCATTACCAAACCTGTTAGCGTAAACACGATTGGCAATAGCTTGTGGTTTACCTGCATAGGTTACAGCAATTAATTTACTAGGAAAGTATTTAGGAAACACTGTCATCAATCTTTCTGGTGTTGTGTAGTTAGTGTTCTCTACAAACTTGGTAAAACCCATTGTCTCGTATAAATATTGGCTAAAGAAATGAGATAAACGTAAAGGGGTATTAATGCTATATTTGGCGAGCAATTGATTGAGAACAACAACCAATTCCTTACTTATCTTGCAATTTGGGGCTATCTGTTTTAGTTGTTGTTCTGTTATCATGTTACTTACCTATTGCAATCCAATAACCTTTTTCGGCAGAAGGGTTTACTCCACCACCTGCACCGTTAGCACCTACCCAAATGAAAGTAGAAGCTGTAATGTCTTTGACAGTGATGATTTCTGCACCAGCACCGCCTGTATTAGATTGTGCATCACCTGTACAAATAACAGCATAACAAGCAGTACCAAACGCTGTTGGGAAAGTAATAGTTTTCTCTATATTAGTAGTATCACTATTGTAACCCCATTGTAGGGTAATACCACCCATCCATTCAGGTAGTTTGATATAACCGTTGGTTGTACCGCTTTGTACAAACCCATTAAAGATTGTAGCAGCATCAGGCCAAACATTAGCTGTTCCTGCATTCATTTCTGCTTGTGTTGCTTTCTCAATAATACCAGCAGTGGTGTCTGTTGCAATACCTGTCTTAGCATCAAACTGACTTTTACTAACAGCGTGAGTTGATAAGGAAGCGTTAGCTACATGAAACACGTTTAAGGTATCTCCGTATTTCTCAGCTTTAGTGTCTAATTGACCTTTGTTAACAGCTTCATTACCTGTTGTACCATTCGCTACACTAAACAGTTCAGTAGCATCACCATTCTTTTGAGCAGCCTCATCTTTTGAATAAACATCTAGGTTTGTTCTAGCTGTTGCAGTATTTGTAAGACCTGTCAATGTACCGTAATCGGTAATGTGTGTAGTAAGGTTTGATTGTACAGTAGCCGCACTACCTTTATCATCAAACGCAATAGTCCAGTAAGCTACCTCTGTCAAAGGGTCTTTGTTTGTCCCTGTTTGAATAGCTTTATAGACAACACCGTTGCGTTGTACATAAGAAGCATGACTGTTAGAGGTGTATTGATATTGTGTTGTGTTATCCCACTCAGGAATACCCATCTGTAAAGAGTAGGAAATAGCAGTATCTTGTCTGTTTTGAAGCCAATTCATGTACTCATAATTTGGTTTTTCAACAATATGTCCTACTTGTATTTTAGCACTATTTGGTGCTACAATGTTACCAGCACTAGCCCATTGTTCCGAGTAGTCTGGTTTTATGTATTTAGTCATGGATCACCCAATTTTTATTCTTAAATTACGCATTGAACCTGTACAAGTGCCTGACGAATATCCATCATTAGCATTACCAATGTTTAAAACACCGTTGCTAACCGATTGTACAGTTTTGTTTATTGTCTGTGTGTCCTCCGCAACACCATCAACTTTTAGTGTAAACACATCACCAACTCTTTTAAATTCAACAGTTTGCCATTGATTTCTTATTGCAGTTCCGACAAAACTAGCTGCGGTATTATCGTCAAAAAATACATCAACAAGCAATCGTCCGTCTTGCAGACTAAAAAACTCAATATCTCTAGTTAATGCGTTAAGTCTCTGCGCCAAAAACACTGAGTAATAATCACTACTGTTTTCGATAAAGATTTCACAATAGATATTAAAATCTTTATCGAATAAATCAAACGTATCAACAGTAGTCATCCACCCGCTACCATTAAACCGCAACGCTCCGCTTGCATCGTTTGTTGTTGTAACCGTCAATCCGCCATCTCTTTGTGTGAATTGACGGTTATTGCCGCTTTCATCGTTAAGTTGAGTGGTTGTGTTAAAAGGTGCATCTATCCAATACTGTAATGATGTTGATTTAAAAACAAATGGATTTAACAAAAACATCGTTAAGCCCTCGTTCCGATTAACGTCACTTTTAAACCTTTGGCTGTGCCGTCACCGAC